AGTGCTACTAGATTAAATTTTTTTCTTTTTTCGAATAAATGACATTCCACCACTTCTCTACCATCTTTAGTATATGCTTTTGCACCATTTTTATATTTCTGATAATCAAATGGAATGAGTTTGGTTTTTTTGGTCATGTCATCGTTTCCTAGGTGAATAACATCCATCATGATTCAAAAGAATCCTTACTCCTTTGGCTACATCTTCTTTAGAATTGATTCGAGAAATTGTTTTAGATTCGTCTATTGTCTCTAATTCAGGATGAAAAGTATTTTTCTCTTTTTTAGGGCTTGTTGGTCTTACTGTGAAGAAGCGATCTCTAGAGGTCGTCATTATACTATCCTATGGCATATCATTTTTGGCTGTCTAATATTTAATGCGGTTCCTGGTTTTAGTTCAAATAAAATAGGGGAAATTTCTGCATATTTTCCCCATTTTTCTCCTAGGTCTAATCGAGACATGAATTTGAATTCGGCTAATGATATTAATTGATCGTAGTCTTGTTTTTGATTTAATGTATCTAAAGCTCTTTGGCCGAATAAGATTATATCATCAAATCGAATGGCTATGATTTTATACCAATCATTATTGATGAATTCATTCATTTATACCTCCCATTCATGATTAGGATCTGAAATGAAAATCATGGATTCGCAAATGGTTTTATGAGGAGATTCTGTTAGTGGATGAATCAGCCATCCTCCAATTACCTTGGCTCTAGCTGTAACGCAATATTGATCTTCATACATTCTTTCCCATTTGAATTCAATCTTCATTTTATATCCTTTAGCTCGGATGATTATGATCCCAAAGAATCATATTCTTCGCAGTATTTTATGATATCTTCAGCTCTGGCTCTAGCTTGTTTAGGATTAAAATTATGGATCATTACATCGTACATTTTGGTTATTTCATTCTTGATTAAGATTGAAAGTTCATAATGAGTTAATTGGCGTGGTTTCATCTTTTTCTCCTAAAAACTTATGCTCGCAAGTATTCTTTTCTTCAATATATTCTATGGCGGGATATATTTTATCTAATTGATGATCATTTGTGCATTTGCAGCTATGAAGATAAGATGGAGGACATCTTAGGCTAATCTGTCCAGAATGATGAAGCGATTGATGACAATTTCCACAAATAATATCAACTTTAACTGGTTCTATGCGAAAATAGCGTTTGATTAGATTTGGCATTATTTATGTTCCTCATATTTCACCATCGCTTGATACACTCGATCAGATTTATAAACGCATATTCCTCCTAAAGGTTGAAGTCCTTTTTTGATGGCATTATTAACTTCATTTGATAAATCATAAATATTTTCATAATAGAAAATATGGTACTCAATTATTTTATTCATATTTCACCTCTACTTGATAAATTTGTATTTTTTAAGTTTAATGTTAAAAAAAATAATTGATATTTAAGGGATTCCTTTTCTGATTTTGCATCAATAATGTGTTTATTTAAATGTTTTAATTTTCTTTTAATAATTTTCTTATGTACAACAAGTTTATGCTTTAATTCTTTTATTTTATTCATTATGTTCCTTCTTTATATTTAACCAAAACTTGATGAGTCCATCGATGATAACTATTGTCTACTTGTTGAGTTTGCTCCTCAAATGGTTGCCAACCTTCTTTGATGTAGAAGTTAACCATTCTATCTAATTCGATCATGTCTAGGGAGCATATGGTTTTGTATTCGATTATTTTTGGCATAAGTCTCCTTATTCCATCTCGACTTCAAACTTATGGACTTCTTTATTAATCACTTCTTTCATTCTGGAAATATAATCTTCTCTTAATTCTTCTGTCGTAAATAAATTGCTACATGGGTATTCTAAAATTGAATCGGATTCGAAATAGCAGCCGTAGAGTTTTCTGGATGTTGGGGCCATGAAAAGATCACCACGGCCTCCATCATTAACATATCGTTTTCCATCGATGGTGCATGATTCGACAGATTCATTTCGAGTTTCACGATCTTTTATTTTTACTATTAGTTTATATTCATCATCTGTATTTAATTGAGCAATAATTTTTGCTTCATCACCACTTCTTGTAATCAATAGCTCACCACGTAAAGCTGCTTCTAAATCAAATGGTTTTTTGTTTTTCATGATTTATCCTATTTAAAATAAAGAAATATACCTAAGCAGGCTAAAGCAATAAGTCCTAAAAATGTTAATTTTTCACTGTCATTTCCTATCCATCTAATAAATCCCAGATAAAGAATTGCTCCGATAAACAATAAAATAAAGCTTCCTATTTCATGAACAGTCATATTTAGTCCTTTAATTCTGTAGGCATGTTAAGGTTAATTTTTATTTTACTTGTAATTTCTTTCATAGCCTCATGAATTTCAAGTTGATTAAGTAAGTTTTTGTGAAATAATTCAAAAATTGTCAGTAATTTTAATATTTCTTCTTGGTTAAAAATCATATTTAGTCCTTTAGTGAGCTTTAGAGTCAGATTCTTGATTGAGAATTCTATTGGTTTCTTCTATTATGTTTTTAACATTTATCTGAAATGATGATAGAGCTCTCATATATTCTTCTTTTTGATGATGAGAAGCTAAGAAAACTAGTTGAAAAATAGCTAAGGACATTTGATCAGATATCATTTTCGTGTTTCTAAAGCTTTCCAAACTTGAATTTCTTGCTAAAATATGTTCTAAAAAAGCCTTTTCACCGCTTATTTTAGCAATTATTTCCATGAAATTTTCTTCGTTGTTTTTTTCCATGATTTGATTTCCTTTTAATAATCGCTGTCTTTCATATACGATCTAAGTTTTTCAATTCCATATTTTAGAATATCATCTATTGTCGTAGGAGTTATTCTTTTCACAATATGATCTGTTATTAGTTGTCGATATTCAGGTCTATCCAATTGTTCTTTAATTAAAGAAGCAATTACCTCGTTCACTAATCTTTTTATGGGGCTATTATAAGAATTTATTGCATTAGAAACAGCTTCATCGATAGTTTCTTCAATATTTTTACCAAGCGCAGATTTAAGCACAGCTTCTTTGATAAATTTATCGATATCTTCTGGTAAAAGTTTTAATTCCATAAGTTATTTCCTAAGTTAAAAACATCTTTGATCACAATGAGTAGTGCCATTTGGATCGGTATAGCAGTCACTTTTGCAGTATTCTGCATACGCGATGGTTGTGAGTAAGGTTAAAGCGATTAGTGTGAATAGTTTTTTCATGGTTTAGTTTCCTAATAAAGTTAATAAAAGGCCTGCAATCATAAAGGGAGAAATAAGTCCGATTGATAAAATCCAGCCACCTGTTTCATAAAATCTCTCAGATAACCACGTAATGAATATTATATAAATTACAACTAATGAACCTAAGATAAGTCCAATGCCTACTTGATGGGGAGAGAGATGTATACAGGAATTCATGGGAATTATTAGTGGAGTTATCATATTTCTATCCTATTTAATTAAGTGGCAATCGGCCGGAATTGCACCGGCTATTCGGTTATCGGGTCTTATGACCTAACGGATTTATAATCCGTATATTCTATTGTTAGCGTTTCAGTTTGGCATCTTTCGACCCATTCCAGAGCTAACCACCTTATGACCATTGGTCTGTGCGTTTCACTGTCAACGCCGCGATTGCCATATCAATATCAACAATTAAATACTACTCCCGTAATACCAAATAGTCAACAAGTGGGATAAAAATATTTTCAGAAAAGGAGTATTTAGAGGAAAAAGCTAGTTAGCTAAGATCGTCGAAATCTTAGCTAACTATTTGTTACATCAGGAATTGCGACTAACATTTCACAAGCGTATAGTCTAACTGGGAAGAAATTACTATGAGCATAGGAAATGAAATCACTATGATCATTATAGTGATTTCATTTCCACAATCAACTATTAATGTTCATGGGAAGGATTTTTATGAGCACATCTGATACGGATTCAAATTCTTATAAACCTGCATTTATCGTTATTCCATCAAATATTTGGGATTTAGAAGGAATAACCCTCAGTTTTTTGCGCATCTATGAAACTATATTTCAATTTTGGCATCGGGGTAAAAAATGCTTTTTAACCAATGAAGCCATTATGGAGCGGACTGGTGTTAAATCTGAAAGCACCATTAAAGAGGCTTTTGTCTTTTTTGAAAAACACAATGTCCTTAAACGAATGAATAATGAGAAGACTGGTCAAAGATTTCTAGTTCAACCTTCCCTTTATGTTGAAATAGAAAGTGAATCAGCTCCTGTGGATAACCCCGCCGGAGAATCGGCCCCCCCCCGCCGGAGAATCGGCTCCCCCCCGCCGGAGAATCGGCCCCATAATATAAATAATAATAATATAATGAATATTAATAAAAGCTTTTGCAGAGAAGATCAAAAAAAGAACAATCAAAAGAAGCATGATTGGGGTGAATCTCAACCACATGGATTAAAACAAACAGCAAAATTCTGGGGACCAGGGCATCCAGATTGGGAAAGATTAAATTTAGGGAAAGTTTTGGATGGAAGTTGACAAACCCCTCCCGTATTACTATACTGGCTCCGCATCCTCGTTAAAGATGCAACAAGTACCGAAACGGTTTTCGCCATGGACCAGATGAAATGAACCACGATAGGTTAAGATAACTTATTCCTCATCTGCCAGCCTCGTTTCAAATCGCCCATGGCGAATGCGTTTAATGTTAAGGGTAGACATGGTAAAAATAACAGAGCCACGAAAGCATTTGATATCAACATCGTTTAAAATGTCGGAACGATCACATAATCAATTGCGAGCACTTTCAACTTTGTTTGGAGAGCCAAGAACACATATCATGCTTCGTGCATTAGAATCGTTTTATCAGCAGCACTTTAAAAATGATGTACCCAAAAAAACCAAATAAATTGTTTTGGATACGCAAATGTTTTAAACTTGAGGAATGGATAAAAAACAAAAACAGCTGATTTGGTTACTTATCGCGAATATTTGCGGAGCGATTGTTGCAATACCAACAGCTGTTTTGAATATGAGTTCAACTAAAAACTTAAATAATACAATTGATCGAGCAGCAGATATCATCGTTCAGTGTTCGTCGAAACCAGAAAGTGATATTGGGCAGTTTGATTTGGCAGAAGGGGAGTGATGTTTGACGCTAGGTGAATTCATAAGAAAAAAAAGAATTGAATTAGGATACGAAAAAATAGATTTTTCTAAAGCGTTAAATATTACATACGGTTCTTTGAGAAAATGGGAAACAGATAGGTTTATTCCATCTGGCATAAATAAAAGAAATTTAATAAAAATATTAAATCTTTCTCACGACGAAATTAAATTATATTTTAACTATTAGAGATATTTTTGATGGGCAGGCCTTCAGATTATACAGTAGAATTAGCAAATGAAATTTGTAATTTGATAGCTGTTTCTCCTAAAGGATTGCCTACACTTTGCAAGGAAAATCCTCATTGGCCAGCTCCAACTACTATCTTTGCTTGGCGTGCAAAATATGAGGATTTTTCTAATAAATACACAAAAGCTAAACAAGATCAGATCGAATCTTTGATAGATGATATGTTGGAAATATCCAAAGATGATTCGAAAGATTATTTGACTGATAAAGATGGAAATACAGTAGGTAATTCTGTTCGAATTAGTAGATCACGCTTACAAATTGAAACGAATAAATGGTTAGCGATGAAATTACTTCCCAAAGTTTATGGCGATAATCTCCTCTCCAAAAATCCAGAAGCGCAAAGTTTGATTGAGAAGTTGTTGGATAAGTTGTGAAAATATTCGTTGTGATTAAACATTTTTATGATAACGATGAAGAACAGCCTATAGCAGCATTTAAAAATTTAGATAATGCGCTTAAGTCAGATTTCATGGCTGAGGAAAATTTAGAGCATAGATGTTTCATTGAAGAGATTGAGCTCTACGAGTAAAACTGCGCATGCGGCTGTTCGAGCAGTATAATCTCGACGGACGCAACAAACTGTAATTGCTTTTTGTCAACCCTTGCGTCATAATTTCCTCAATTTCCTTCCTACCCTCAAGGAGTTGAGTTCATGGGCATCACTTTTATTTCTCGCGATTCTGGCGTTAATGTTTCGATAGTTCGATTAACCACTACAGATTCCACAGCAACCGCATTAGGCGCTAACTACATTACTAACCAAGCAACCAATATTGGACTTGCTAATAATGCAGTTGGTGTGTCTCCCCCTTTCCAATGGTTTAGCAATGATGCTGTATTATTAAGCGCTTCTGACGGTTTAAGCTTATGTTCTATCAATTCCACATTTACAAGCCTTTCAGCAATTGGCCCATCGCTTCCAGTAAGTAGCGCTACATTCACATTAACAGCTGCTCAGTTTAATGGAATGAATGCAGCACCAGTTCAAGTCTTAGCGGCTCAAGGTACAAATACCATTATTCTTCCCACGCTTATCACAATGGAATTGATTTATGGTTCTGCTCAGTTCGCAGCAGGTGGTGCTGTTGGTTTCCAATATGGTAATACGGCTGCATTAGCGGGCGTTAAAGCAACGAATACCGAACAGGCTACTGATTTCACTGGCGCCACTGCAAATACCGTCTATAACTTCGTATTAGCGACTGGAAATGGTTCTCAATTATTGAAATCGTCTGCATCTAATGCAGCGCTCTATATTTCAAATGCGACAGCAGCATTTACGACAGGTACCGGTGCAAGCTTTACAGGCACGATTTACTACAGAACTATTGCGGTAGCTTAATTAAAATAGAATTTTAGGAGAAAAATCATGAGTGATTTTGACGGCGAAAGTGGTGCAGTTGAAAATAAGAAAGATGAGCAATATTCTGCAATGCCTGGTTCTTGGCAAGCACGTAATAATTCTGAAATGAATAAGGCTTCAGGATATAACAATATGGCTGACATGGCTAATACCCCACATCCTGCTACCAAGATGGAAGGTGCCCGCAGGAACGTTCAGCTCAGCCCGACTATGCCAGCAGAAGATAAGTTCAACTATGATAAAAACAGAGGCTAATGCATGTCACAAGAAACAAAGAATGCTCTTTTCCATTCGATCATGACGCAATATAAAGGATTGAGTGAATCTGTAAAGAGCACCCCAATTCCTGATCATTTGAAAACGATTATCTTGAAAGATTTGGATAATGCTTGGCTATGGATTAAAGAATCATTTTTATTTATGCCTGCTGAAAATAATGTTTCAGAATCACAACAGGAAGAACTTATTGTTGAATGATAATCACGGAAGCACAGTTAGATACCATTCGAAACTTTGAAAAGTTCTCTCCTAAATTTTTGGTTGTCCGGAGTAAATCTGGGCAACCAAAGGCGTTTAAGTTCAATCGAGCACAAATCTATTTACATCAAAGATTACAAGCTCAGCGTGATAAGACAGGCAGAGTGAGAGCCGTGATCCTGAAAGGCCGTCAAGCTGGATGCTCAACATATATACAGGCACGTTTTTTCCATCAAGTCATCACTTCCAGAGGAAAGAAAGCCTTCATTCTCACACATGATAAAGAGGCCACTAAAAACCTCTTCAGCATGGCTCAGCGCTTCTATGAAAACATGGAGCCAGGTTTTATCCCTACTGCTGATACATCTAACGCCAAAGAGCTGTATTTTCGTGAAATGGATAGCGGATATGCGATTGGTACGGCAGGTAATAAGGCTGTAGGACGTTCTCAGACTATTCAATTGTTTCATGGAAGTGAACTCGGTTTTTGGCAATTCGCTGAAGAGCACTCGAAAGGTATCATGCAAGCCATTAGCAATGAGTCTGGTACTGAAATCATTCTAGAAAGCACAGCAAATGGCATTGGAAATTACTATCATAGCCGTTGGTTGAATGCTTTAGATGGTGAAAGCGAATATCAAGCTATCTTTCTTCCATGGTATTGGCAAGATGAATACACGCATCAAGCTGAAAACATGCATCTGAGCGATGAAGAAGAGCATTTGATGAGTTTGTATAGTGATAATGGGCTCACTCGCGAGCATTTATCATGGCGTCGATTAAAAATCGCTGAATTTAGTAAAGATTGGGAGGCTGGAGTTGAGAAATTTCAACAAGAATATCCATTTTCTGCGAATGAAGCTTTTAAGAACCCGATTTCGAATGTCTTTATACTTTCGAAGTATGTGGAGAGAGCCCGTAAAAATGATATTGAGCATACTGGTAGGCTTATTATTGGGGTGGATGTTGCTATCAGTGAGCGAGACCGCACGGCTATTATTCGTAGAAAAGGTCGTTGCGCCTATAATCTTGAGCGTCTTTCTAATTATAATACTATGGAGATTGTAGGGCGATTAAAACGTATTTTGAATGAAGAAAAGCCTGCAAAAATGTATATTGATTGTATTGGTATTGGAGCTGGAGTCGTGGATAGATTGCGTGAAATGGGATTTAATCAAGTTGAAGGCATCAATGTAGGGCGTTCAGCTAATGATAAAGAGAAGTTTAAGAATCTCCGTGCCGAGCTTTGGTCAGATATGCGTGATTGGTTATATGGTGAGATGCAAGTTCAAATACCTGATGATGATATTTTGCATGGTGAATTGATATCGCTTGGCTTTAAAGAAACATCGTCTGGTCAATTGCAGATCGAGGGAAAAGACGAATTGCGCAAACGAGGTATGGCATCGCCCGACGGAGCGGATGCACTTAGCCTCACATATTTTGGTGGTTTCTATGGCGAAAATCATACACAGTTTGAAGAACAACCGCTTTCACCTTATGAGCGTAGTATGTTTAGATGATGAGTAAACAATGTTGTTTATGTTAAGATAACAGTCATTCTTTTAGCTTTTAATGGATAACCTCTATGCCTGAACACCGCCCCGATCTGTGCGTGAAAGTCCGAGATAGAATTGATAAATGGAATAAGTATTGGACTATCAATCGTTCATTGTATTATGAATGGATGGATTTCATATTAGGTGATCAATGGCGAGAAGATGAATCTAAGTTATTTGAACGTTACAATAAGATTCCATTAGTCGTGAATAAACTAGGTGTATTGGCTAATCACCTCGCAGGTGATCAAATGCAGAATACGCCTAATCTGCAAATACAGCCTAGCGAAAATGTACCTGCTGAAGTTGCCAATGTGCGTGCTGCTCTCATTAAGCATATCAATCTCAATTCAGATGCAAAAGATGTTTATCAAACCGCATTTTGGCAATCCATTATTGGTGGTTATAGCGCATGGGCGATGAATACCAAATTCAGAAGTGATAAGTCATTTGATAAAGATATTGATCGCATGTCATTTACCGATCCTAATCGTTGCTATTGGGATTTGACTGCTAAGCATAAATGCAAAGTAGATGGTCGCTATGCGGGTTATCTAAGCCGTGTATCGCGCGATATGTTCAGAGATCAATATGGCGAAGATATTGAGCGTCAGATTGGGGCGGTTGCCGTTACTGAAGATAGTACAATGGCTTTTGCGGATGATGATTCTATTACCCAGATTGATGATTTCGAGCGTAAGCCTGAAAAAGCGATGATTTATAAGATTTCATTCGGTGAACGTGGGACTGTTATTGATAGTGATGAATATAAAAAACTGAAACGCGAAAAGATCAATAAAAAAACCTATTTGCTTTATCAAAATGAGCCTGTGACTGTGCTTGATAAGCGTGAGGTGATGAAATACAAAGTAACTCATCGTCAAATCGCGGGTGACTTCATATTGGATGAAACAGATTTTCCAAGTGAATGGCTTCCTGTTATCTTTTTAGATCAAAAAAGTTATTATTCTAAATCAGGTCAGCAAATCACCCGTTCTTTCTTTAAAGACGCTAAAGATGCGCAAAAGTATTTGAACTATCTAATGACGCAATCGGCTTATATCCTTAAAGTTTCACGTTTCGATCAATTCATGGCGCCAAGGAAGGCCGTTTCCAATCCCGATACACAGCAAATGTGGCGCGATCCCTCAGTGGTTCGTGGTGCATTGGTTTATGATGAGACGCAAAGTGGTGCTAAACCAGAGCAATTAAGACCACCTGAATTATCGGCATCATTGAGTAATGAATATCAACGCACATTGTCAGACATTCAGACTTCAACCGGTATGTATAATGCTCAATTAGGCGCTGAAGATGAACAAGCGTCGGGTAAAGCAACTGATGCGCGTACTCAACGTGGAACGAAAAATACATATGTTCCATTCAATTCACTCAACTATGCTATTGCAACGGATGGTGAGATCACCAATCAGATGATTCCGAATGTATATGATACGCATCAGCAGCTTGTTTTACCGATGCCTGAGTCTGAAGCTCAGAAAGTCGAAATCAATAAGCCACTCGATCCTTACGGTATGATGATTCAAAACGATATGACGACGGGTGAATATGATATTCGATTGAAACCTGGTCCCAGTTATGAGGGAGAAAAAGACTTAGCACGGCAATCTTTACAGTCTATCATTGAAAATGACAGGACAGGCCAAGCCTTCACTTTATTGGCAGACCTCTATGCTGAAAACTTGCCGCTTGATAATAATATCGAGATTCGTAATCGATTACGCACTATTGTGCCTCCAGAAGTGATTGAGGCAGGCAAAACAGGTAAGTCACTTCCTAAGAAGCAAGATCAGCCTTCTCCTGAGCAAATACAAGCACAATTGCAACAAGCTGCATTGAAATTGCAAGAGAAGGAAGCTCAAATGGAATTCAATTTCAAAATGAAAGAATTGAAGCTCAAAGAAGGTGAATTGCAACTAAAATCATTACAGACACACCAAGATATGACAATGGAACTCGAAAAATTAGAAGTAGACCGAGAAAAAGCGGCCGCTGAATTGCAAGAAACTATTCTACGTTATCGCGGAGAGCAAGAGCGTATTAATGCAGATATGGAAATGCAACACAGCGATCATTTAGTAAACTTAATCACTCATCATATGACACTTAAAAATAAGGAAGGTATAGCGAATGCCAGAAGTAAATCAACCGCATAATGTCGATAGTATTTTAACGGCACCAGCTGGTGAAGTATCAGTTACCAATCCAGTACCAATTATTACTGAATCGGTACCAGAAAGTACACCTGAACCAGAGATCTCATCAACTGAATCAGCCGATCCTTATGGGGCAGACGATCAAAAACCGGCAGAAAAACCAAAAGTCGAAGAAAAATCGGATTCGTCGCCAATAGATGAATATGGCAATCCATTAGAAAAGCCACGTCTCTATACCGAAGAAGAAGTACAACAACGAATACGTGAAAGGCTATTACGCGTTAAAACACCGGAAAATAATCAAGCTCAACAAAATTTACGCAATGAAGCTCAAAACTTTCAAGCTGATCCTAATAATTCAGATTCATGGGAGAAGCAGTTATCTGATTTCATCGATCACCATTTAGAGCAGCGTCATACAGAGCAAAACAATAGACGATGGAAAGAACAAGAAGATAGGCGTCAGGCTGAGTTCGAAGGAAGATTTCATGATGGAATGAGGAAGTATGCTGACTTTGAAAAAGTTGTCGCTGGTAAACCTATTACCGATTCTATGCTTATGGGTATTCGTAGCTTAGAGAATCCAGCCGCATTCGTTTATGCTGCTGCAAAGCTTCATCCAAAAGAAATTGAACGTATTGCTCAGATTAATGATCCTGCTGGGCAGGCATTAGAAGTTGGTCGATTACATGAACGCATGATTAAAGAGAAACGCTTAGTTAGTCAATCTTCTCGTCCCTTGCAGCCACCCGTGCAAGATATGCCGACCAAAATGAATAATCAGCCAAGCTTGGAGCAGCGAATACATGACTATGCAAAGGCAAAGCGCAAATAATCTTTGCCACGATGAAGAATGCCCTCATAACTTTCCTTATCGAAGAGAGCATTATCATGTTGTGACTAATGATGGCTCATACGTGAAGTTTATTGTGGAAAAGAGTAAGATAAGGCAATCAGATGACTATAAGTGAACGAATTAGAATACATGCTGACATTTATCGTCAGGCAGGATTGAATATCCCTCCTTATAGATTAACTTATAAAGAGCATTCCGATCTTGTGCAAGAATTTAATTCAATGATAAATGCATTTAAACCTATGTTTCAAGATTTATATGAACAAGCAGTGAAAGAAATGAAAATTCAGCATAGTAGTTTCATAACTTCGTGTTATGGAGTTGATATTGAAATAGTTGTCCCAATTTTATAGGAGTCTAATATGCCAATACCCGGTGATAATGGTAATCCGATGAAGGAAAAGAAAGAGCAAGAGCAGCGCATTATCGATGTTGCGAACACTGGCGCCTGCGTTCAAAAAGAAGTAATCATGAATAAGCCTGCGCCCAAAGAGAAGTGTATTTTTGGAGAAATCTAATATGAAAGACAATAAAGATTGCTGCTATGAAGAAATGACGAATAAGGTTGGTGGTCAAAGTCAGTCGCAGGAATATTGGAATGAACCTTATGTGAACTCTTATGAGAATTCGCGCAAAGGCTATAATTCTAATGGTTTGGATCAGTCTGGAATGAAAGGAAAGTAATCATGGACAATGAATACGACCAATCCAAAGTAGCCTATGAAACTGGTCCTAAGGAAAAGAACATTAAGCGCCGCATGCCTAATAGCGAAGAGCAAACAGGTAAAGGAAGCAAGATGCCTCAGGATAGCGAAGAACCTGCTACCAAAGGCTATGTTAAGAAAGCCGTAAAGCATCATGAAAAGATGATGCATCCACATCAAAGACATAAGGAGCATCGATGACTTCTGAATTGGAGGAATATATTAATGAATTAGTCCAAGCGGAAGAAAAGCGAAAAAATCTTATTAAATTCCAAAAAGATCTTAAAAAGAACCCAGGAAAGTATGCAGATCTTGGTAAAACTATTAACTTTGATTTAGCAAATATAAGGAAAAATCATGAATAAAGCCGAAATCTTATTAATCATCGGATCAATCAAATCACTCATTGCTATTGTTGAAGCGTTCAAGCCTGATTTAGCACATAACAAAGTTGTTATTGAATTGCAAAATGCTATTACTGCGTTGGAAACTTTAGGAGTTTAATCATGTCGATTAAATCTCAGCGTAATAATCTAGATTTATCAAACATGACAATTGCAAAACAGCGCAATCCGAACTATATTATGAACCGATCATCGGTTAAGAAAAAGCCGATGAAAGAAAAGTATGAGCAAATTGATAATGTTTCAGAATATGTGAAAGAGAATTTACGGGGAAAAGAACATAGATGATGGGCTTCCTTCGTATATATCTTGTATTTTATGGAATTTGTGTTTTTTGTAAAATGATAGCAAATCCAAAAGATGAAATTGGCTTAGGAATAATGGCCATAATTCTTGGTATACCATTAATTATAGGATTAATTTATGCCGCTCCATAAAGGTAGAAGTAAAAAAGTCATTGGTGAAAACATTTCTGAAATGGTTCATTCTGGGTACCCAAAAAAACAGGCGATCGCAGCTTCGTTAAATCAAGCTCGAAAATCCGGCGCTCATATTCCTAAAAACTCTAGCTCTAAACAAACAAGACACAAGGAACATAGATGAAAATGCAACTCAGCAAAGCAAAGAAACATTTAGATCAGGCTCATAAGTTTTATGTTCGTGCGGCTAAGCATGTTGAAAAGGCTCAATCTGAAATAGCCTTTCTTTCTGGAAAAGCTATCCCTAAGAAAGCAAAGAAAGTCGTTAAAAAGGCTAAAAAAGATCAACAATAAGGAACTATCATGAAAAAAGATGCTGCGAAAGAAAAGAAAATGTCTAAAGATAAGATGCCAAAGAAGATGGAAAAAGACGGCGCAGCATCTAAAGCTAAGCCTGGTATGTCAATGGTTTCTAAGAAACGTATTGATGCTTATGGGGCTAAGAAGAAGAAATAAATAATCTTAACATTCCCCGATAGCTCAGCTGGTAGAGCACTTGACTGTTAATCAATAGGTCACTGGTTCGAGTCCAGTTCGGGGAGTCAGTTCATATTTCCATTTTTGGTATGCCTGGTAATGGCATCCAGTGTGTTATTTCCATATGAAAGCCTAGGAAATAACCTCTTGAGTCAGTCCAAACTTTATGATGATAACTGCATCTCATTAGGCAGAGTTCATCTTGAACTTCTTCATGGTTGGATTTTACATATGCAGAACAGTTTGATTATGTTCAGGCAATCTATCCTTAACACTAATCCATTCATTAGATAAAGCAGTCTTATAGCCAATTTCCCATGAATTTAGGTCTTCTACTTCCCCTTGCTCTGATTTCCAGCTCATATCATCCCCACACTATTCCTTTGCCTTCACAAGGTATGCATTGGTTAGGGTGGCTACTTAAAAAACCACCTGCTCCATCACAAACAGGACACTTATGCGGCTTCCTATCCAATTTAGGCATCAAATCACTTAGTAATTTCCAATGAGTATTGGTTTCTTTTTCTAATTGTAATAATTTTTTTTCAATCGACATTTCTTCTATTACTGAAATTCGTTCATCATGCTCATTCAAACATTCTTTATAAGTATTGCTAAACATGTTTTCTTGTATTTGTTTGACTTTATCTTCGAGAACACTAATGGCACCGCAATGCATATCAGCTTCAGATTTAATATTTCGTATCTCTTCATTGCGTCTAGCGCCATCGAATATAATATCTTTTGCAACCAATGCATCTGCTTTATAAGCTTCTTCTAATTGTTTTATTCTTTCTTTTAATTGCGTTATTTCAATTGACATGGCAATAATATCCATTATTTTAATCCTTTCACTATTTTCCAATCATCTGCATTTATCCGCTCAATCACCTGATCTGCATGCAATTGATCGATTACCTCAGGCAATAGGCAATATTTAGGTTTTTCCCAATAGGTTAGATATTCAGTGATTCTTTGACATTCTCCACCATAGGTTTCTTCAAGAAATCGAATATCTCTTTTCTGAGGAGTTGGTTCTAAATAGCCATGTATATCATAAGCCAAAAGGTAATAGCCGTCAGAACTCATTTATTTATCCTTATCATCAATATTAAATGTTCCATTTTTACATTCTTCATCAAAGCATGGATAGCATCTATGTGGAATCATGTTCATTCCATATCTTTCTAAACATTTTGTGCATTTTTTATTTGTTCTATTAGCATCATATTCATAGATGGGTTCTTGATTAGGTAGATCAAAATCATAATGAATTACCATTTTATAAACATCTTCGAATCCACAATATCCGCATCCCAGATTTTTGAGTAAATTATGAGGACAGATATCGGAACTCATCTATTCATCCTTCAAGTGAAAATTCTTAGCAAATGGCGCAATCGGTGTACTCGGCTTATCTTTCGGCTCAAGCACGATATTCTGTATCCATTCGTTATCATCTACATTGATGTCTTTTAGCATAAGTTCCCCGCGCTGCATCTTTTGATACATCTCGTTGAACTGAACCTTTTGCTGGGGAGTTAGATTGTTCCACAATATTTTGGCTTGTTTATGGGACATTTTTGGAATTACAGGATTATTATTCATGGATTATTTGCTCCAATATTTCATTAAATACTTTTTTCGCATCTTCATTATCAATATGCTCTAGTTTTAATGGATTTTTATTTCTGGCTAAAATTGTAATTATATTATTTTCAATACCAATGATTTCTATTATATCGATAGCCATTATCATATTTCTTATTTTTATGAATTTATTCATTCATTATATTTCCTTATAGGTATGACCTGAGAAGTATATCTCATCATAATTTAACTTTCCATTGCTATTTCTGCTCAAAAATCGCATAATTTATTCAAGTGCGTAGCAAAAGAGAGCGCCACTTCTCTCAAAATGGCTGTGTATAGAAGCCTTGTTTGCTGTCCTCCTCCTGGACGTTAAATTAGGTGCGTAAAGCAAGCAAGATTACTTCTTATGTCTCCCGCCGGACAACGAAATAGGCGACCCATGAGGGTCATTTATCATTTGTTCGGGGAAATCCATATGTCATTTTCTGGAAATACTTTTCAAACTACGCAATATATTCTTGACGAAACATTCATTCGCTTCATCAATTATCTTAACTTCGCTAAGGTCGCAAACCGCAATCTTGAAGGCGATTTCAAAGGCTTAAAATACGCAACCGGCCAAACCATTAACTATCGTTTAGAAGAAAGATATTTAGGCGGTTTTGGTGCTACAGCTACATCTGAAGCGCGTGTTCAGGTCGTTCGTCCGCTTACCATTGATACCCAGTTCCATACCATGGTCGAATTCTCTGGTTTTGAATTAACCTTTGATCGTGCTCGTGATCAACCCTATTTGGATATGATGTTAAATCCACGTGCTAAGCGCTTGGCTAACATGGTTGAGCAATTTATCGCCCAAACCAATTTCCAATTAGATACTTATCAAGCATATGGCTCGCCAGGTACTGCTATTGACTTCAATACGGTTCTGCAAACAGATGCTTATATGACAGGTCTTGGTATTCCTGAAGACGGTAATCGTTATTGGGCTAACCCTCCGGCAGTTTCTGCTACTTTAACAAATGACCTTTATACTGTATTCAATATGACGGTGAACCGTGGTGCATTGTTAGATGGTTTCATTGGGCACTTGTCCGGCTTTGATTTCTTCAAAACGAACTTCTTAGTCCGACAAACAGCAGGCACAACGGGTGCAACAGGGGGCACACCTCCAACAGGTTATTCCGCAGCGGGTGTTGTGACGAATGGTCCTATTAGCAGCGGTAATACTATTACTGTTTCTGGATGGACTGCTAGTACAGGCGCATTAAATGTTGGTGATATTATTACCATTGATGCTGCTTCATCCGTATTCATGGTTAATCCGCTCACCTATCAACCTTTGTCTCAGACAGCGCAATTTGTTGTGACTGCTCCGGTACTTGCTGATGGTTCCGGTAATGCAACTATTACTGTTAGTCCAACCATTGTAACCAGCGGTGCACGTCAAAACATTTCGGCTGCTATTCCTAATGGCGCTCAGCTCTATCGCGCTAACAGCCATAATGTTTCTTTGGCATTCCACAATCAAGCTGTCGTATTTGCTGCTCCTCCGATCAAGGAATTGAAAGGCGGTGTTGAAGCAGTAACTTCGTATAGTGATCTCTATAAAATGGCAATGACTTATTCACTTGGTGCCGATATCCGAAACTATGTTCAATTAGATCGTATCGATATCATCGCTGGTGTTGCTATTAATCCAGAGTTCGCAGTACGCGTGATGTCTTGATGAGCTAACGGCCATTGTGATGAGTTCAATGGCCGTTTTTTTAAGGATTGTAAATGGATCAGTCATCAAAGAAAGCAGTTAATAAAACAGAAGATGTCATGTATTTAGGTAGATGGGTACCTAAACAAGGTTTTCGTACATTTGTTTATGATAAAAATGGCGATCAAAAACTTGCTAATACCTATTCTGAATATGAATCAATGATTGCAACAGGCCTTTGGTTTGCAGTTAAACCCGAGAATAAGCCTCCAATTAAACCTAAAGAGGTGAAAAAAGATGGCCCTGTATGCGCAAACAGTTAAGCAATTCATTACTGAATCTTATCAATTAATAAGTGCTAATAATCCTATTGTTCCTTTGCATGGGAGCGACATGATTGTTGGCGTTAATGTTATGAATCGTCTCTTGAAATCTTTTAGTTCAAGCGGATTGTTGACGACGATCGCGCAGAAGATCAATTTCATCCTTCCAGAAGGTCAATTATTTGCTACGTTTGCAGATGCGAGTTATACGCCAGCGCCTACGGTAGCAATTGGACGATTATCCAATTTGCAAAATGCATGGCTAGAATTGGATGGAGTTGATTATCCGCTTATCATTGAAGATAGAAATGTATTCTTCGGAAGTTATAAATTTTTTCCACAATTGGGATTGCCTCGTTTTGCCATTGTTACGAATGATTTGAACTTAACAACAGTGCAATTTTATCCTGGCCCATCTCAGCAATATAATGTGTGGATGTATGCGAAGTTTGAGCTTCCTTATCTATCTGAAAATGACACGATGGTCGATATTCCTTATTATCAATATCGTTTTTTACAGTTTGCGACAGCGCGTGATTTATCCTTCTATAAAGGCCGATCTTCTGCATGGGATCAAAAACTAGAAGCAATGTATCAAGAATTATTAGATCAAATGGAATCTGTTTCACCGGTTAATTTGGTTATTGATAGCGCGAATGAAAGTTATCTAAATGGATCTTGGCGTCTCAGAGCGGGGATATAAAATATGTTCTCTGCCTCCAATGCGGGCGAATTTGAAATCAAGCCATGTCCTATTATTGGTTCTTATAATCAACAGCGGTTTAAGCAATGGTCGCCTGAAGATAATGCCAATTGGTATATTGCTACGGCAGAAAATACCAAAGAACAATTCGCAATGTATCCGGTGATGGGAAGATCCCATTTCAACTTTAATGGCGTCAATCAATTAGTCTTTGGCTCTGAACCACGCGGTATATTTAAAACCATTAAATATTTTTATGTGGTCGATGGGAATACGATTTATCGATACGATAAAAATTGGAACCAAGTTGCCTTGGGCGGCGATCCATTACAAACCATTGCTGGTGATGTTTATTTTACATTTCTTGTTGTTTTTTCGACAGTATATGCATGCTTTGTTGATGATGAATTCATTTATATTTATCAAGAAGATTCTGTTAATGGATTACAGCAAATAACAGATCCAAATGCGCCAGGTATTTTCCAAATTAATGGCGTTACAACTAAGCCAGGATTTATTGCCGCATTTGGTAATAGAATTACAGTTTCAGTAGCAAATAGCTCACAATTTGTATTGTCTGCCATTAATTTAATAGGCAATGGGTCAACAACATTTGATCCTGCTACTTGTTTTACTAATGCAGATGGACAAGTATTTGCATTAGAAGGCGGCATTATTGGTCAAATGGGGGTATTAAATAATACTCTTTATATATTTACAGATTATACGACTGGCGTTTGGTCGAATATTACGGCTGTATTTTCAGGAACAGGCGTCACTTTCCCTTGGAAAAAGAATTCGACATATGATTGGAATTTTGGAATAGCTAATCCACAATCATTAGACATTGACTTTGGTATTATGGTTTTTCTAGCTCAAAACTCGGATGGATTGCTTCAATTCATGACGAGCTCAGGGGATCAGCCTAGAAAATTAGAGCCTTCTAAAGCTATTGACACATTATTACAAAAATACACCAATAAATTTGGTAGCAATAATCCCTTTGTTGCCGATGATTCAAGTGGATTTCTTTATCAATATGAAAATACGATTTTTTATCGTATGTCGGGCGGCGATTACTTTGATGATCAAATATTAGATCAAACAATTAATGCAAATAGTATTGAATATAATTTTGAAACAAAAGAATGGCATCGCTGTATTGAATTGAACGGGGAAAGAAACCGCATTCAATTCCATCAATATTTTAATAATCTACATTTAGTAACAGTTATTGGCGAAAATACAATTTATCAAATGAGTGGTCAGTTTTATTTTAATGAAATAAGAAATCCAGATCAGCCAAATCCCCAAGCATTAGATGCTTATATTGCATATCCATTTCGCTATGAGCGAGTTACTCCCATTATTTATCTAAAAGATTATTCAGAATTTGAAACTGAATTCGTTCAAATAGATTTTGTATGGGGTGAAAGTAATATTCATTATTCAACAGAGCCTTTTTTGAATACACAATTTTTAATTGCTGAAACAAATGGTTCGGATGGACAACCACAATATTTAATTGCAGAAGATCCAGACAGTGATGGACAACCAGTCTATTTAATTGCAGAGGGAAGCAATACACCCACTCTTGCAGATTTGACATATAACTATCTTTATAACCCACAAGTGGAGTTATTCTATTCCGATGATGGTGGAGTTAGTTTTAATTCAGCCGATGTCAGAGAATTTTCACAATCAGGTATTTATAGCTGGCGTATGCGTTGGTATCAATTAAGTACATCACGTAATCGCGTTTATAAGCTCATTTGTGTCAGCCCTGTTCCTATTGTGATTCTAGGCGCGACAATGAATGTAAGGAGGATTAGTGGCGGGGCCTATTAATTTAGATGTGCTTGATACACCAATTGTCGAGCAAACCAATTTTTCGCCGGATATGCAGCGCTGGTTAAGCAATGTTGTTGATATTATCAATGCCAGTTTTGCATCGTTGAATCAAGCTTTCGCTAATGTGATTACGGCGCAGGGCGTGAATGTCGGAGGGGGCGGTGCCGGTCCAATTAATGTGACTGTTACAGGATTAACTCCTTCCGGGTATGTTAATGCCACATTAATTAGCACGACGAATCCGAATATTAGCATTGTAAGTGTTGTGCCGGGAACGAATCAATTTGCGATTACATTTAGCGGTAATCCGGGTGCTTCTGCTATAATTGTTTACACTGCGTTTACAAAACAGCCACAATAAGGAGACATGAAGTGGGTATATTCGATATGATTAGTAGCTTCATGAATCCTCAGCAAGGCTATGAGAATGCGGAGAAACCTATTAATAATGCTTGGAATCAAGCGCAAAACAATTGGAATCAAGCAAAAAGTTATCAAACGCCTTATATATCTCAGGGACAAGGTGTCTATCCGCAATTACAGGGCAATATCAATAAGCTTTTAGATCCAACTCAATTAGAATCCCAATGGGCAAATTCCTATGAAATGTCACCTTATGCAAAAAATTTATTAGGAATGAATCAAGAAGAGGGATTAGATGCGGCAAGCAGTATGGGACTTATGGGAAGCAGTGCTGCATTGAATAATATTCAACGCGGTGCTGGAAATATTGTGTCAGCAGATCGTAAGCAATATATGCAAGATTTAATGGATAAATTTCTACAAGGTTTGGGGCTTTCTTCCAAAATTTACGATACAGGCGCAAGTATGGCTTCTAATTTGGGAGGCCAAGCTATAAATATGGGACAAATGGGCCAAAAAACCGGAGAAGATTTGGCGGGATTAGAATATGGTCGAACAAATGCACCTGGAAATATGTTTGAAAATTTATTGAAAACAGGCACCAGTTTATTCGCTGGCGGACAAGATAGTCCCTGGAGTGGCATAAAGAATAGCTTTAATTCATAGGAGAAGAAGATGGGTCTATCACGCATTCCAATGCCTTCGATTTCGGGAGAAATCCTCTCGACCGTTCCTAAGGATGTAAGCGAAATAATGAATCGCATTATACAGCAACGATTGCAAGCGCAGCAAAATGCAGAGACAGCTAAATATCATCAAGGCGAACTTGGTATTCAGCAAGGGGAATTAGGACTTCGTCAGCAAGCAGAAAATCGGGCACAAAAAGAATCCCCTCTTAACTTGGAATTATTAAAAGCGCGTATTAATGCTGAAAATGAATTAGCTGGTCAACGAAAGCGTGGCGGCGATTTAGGTTCAGGATTTGGCGGTGTAAGCATAAAGAATCTATGGGCATTACAACGATCAATTGCTGAAGATAATCCTCATCTTTCAGAAGATCAACAAAGAGAGGCAATGACAGCTGTGGCAGAAGGAAAAGATACATTATCCGATGGCACAAAGATTAATGCACCCTCTTTTAAAACCAATTCTTTATTGGATATTGTTAATAAATCTCGCACTACATCACCTTTATTAACGCAAGGTATTAGAGCAAATGCGGCTGAAGCTGAAATGCCGGTGTTTGATAAATATATCAGCGAAGGTCGAAAACCTTATGGCGATACGGTCATGGGAATGTCTCCTCAGCAGATAAAGGATTCGTTAGCGCCTAATAATCCAGAAGCAGCCCAAAGACTGGGGAAGTATATTGCCTCAGACATGTTGGCTTTTGATAAAGCAGCATTACAAACCCGAATAGCTGGCACGGAAAGTGGTGTGACAATTATTGAAGATGTCATGAAAAGAGCCCAGCAAACCATTAATGCTAAATACCCACGTATGTCCGACAAAGCGAGACAAGTGGCATTAGAGACTATTGGTAATGCATTGACTGATGCGCTTCATGCGAGAAACAAATATGGCATTAATGCGAGCGCAGCAACAGGAAATATGAAGAAAGCGGATGAGCCTAAAGTTAAATCACGTACTTATAATTTACAAACTGGAAAATTTGAATAATGCAAACCATTAATCTTAAATTACCGGATGGATCAACGCATGCGTTGAATTTTCCTGATGAAATGTCAGATGAACAAATTCAATCTGCGATTCATAAAGAATATGGTGCGCCTAAAATGGATACATCTTCATTGCTTCCTGAAAATGCTACTTCATTTGGATCGAGAATTCCGCCTAATATTTTGGCTGGTTTAGGTCAAGCAGCACAAAACATCGCAAATGTTCCACGTAGAACCGCTGAATTTGCAGAAAAACATGCTCCATCTAAAGGAACATTGGCCGCTCAATTAGGTATTAAATCAAGTGATATACCCGAAGGAAAGACAGATTTTGCTAAATTATTGAAGTTGCCTAATACGCCTGAAGATGAAATGACTCGGAGTATAGCGGGATTCTTGCCAGGATTAGCCATTCCAGAGGCTAATTTGGGTAAAGTGGGTGCTTTAATTGAAAAAACACCAAAAGTAGGGCGTTTATTGTCGAAGATGCTATCCAATGCTGCGCCACAAGCAGCTTTTGCCGCGACACAATCTGAAGAACCTGGTGCCGCAGCATCTAATGCAGCAGAAGCTACATTACCTTTCAGTGCTTTATCGACCGTAGCTACTTCAACTAGTCCGCTTGTTAAATTAATGGGTAGATTAGGCCTTGGTGGAATAGGCGCTTATGGTGGGCATTTAGCTGCTGAAAATGTGGCACCTGAATCTCCATTGGCAAATGAAATGGCCATGGGAGGTGGCGCACTTTTAGGATTATTGGGCGCAAGTCCTTCATTAGAAAATAAACAAAAAGTATTCAAAGGGGTTGATCTTGAAAAAGCAAAAGAAAAATTAGCGGCAAGCCGACGCTTAGGCCTGACTCATTTAACACCTGCTGAAGCTTCGGGAAATCCATTTGCAGGAGCAACACAAGGTAACTTAGGTAAAACAGGCGAAGGTTCGCAATTCTTATATGAGAAAGGTGAAGAGCGTTTAGCTTCTGAAAAAAATGCTATTAATGATCTTTATAAGACTATTTTTGATAAAGAGAAATTGTCGCCTGAAGTTAAAAGTCTTTACGCTAAATCTTATCAGAAATCTGTTCCTGAAGAAGAGTTAATAAAGTTGCGTCAAAATGAAATTTTCAAACAGGCTGAAAAAAATGTTTTGCGTAGTCCTTCTTATAGGGAATCTCTTAAAGGAGTTCCTCAAAATAGCATTGGTTATTTAGATCGAGTGAAACAATCTCTAGATGATATGATAGAAAAAGCGCCTGATAAAGAATCTCGTCTTATTAAAAGTGCTAAGAATGATTTGTTGAATAAAATGGATACGATTAGCCCTGAATATCCACAGGCTCGTGCATTATCTGAAAGAGAAATTACGCGCAGAAATATAGAAGATAAATTGAATGATAAGGAAGAAAAAGGCACAAGTTTTTATTCAAAAATTCTTAAAAATGATAAAAACTTCAATTCACTTATTCATTCATTGAGAAATGTGCCAGAAGCACAGCAAAAATTACACGATATGAGGCAAGTATTTGGCGATTTAATCAATCCTCCTTCAGTTAGAACAGCAGCTGGATTTAATAAAGCTGGAATGAATCAGAACAGAAATAGCGCCAAACCTTTTATAGAATTCATAAAGCATCGAATGGCAAATGAAAAATATGATAAAGCAGCAGTGGAACTTATTACTGATCCTCAATGGGACAGTAAATTTGATGAGATTATGAAAATAAAGAGTCCTGGAAAGCGTGCAGGAGAAGTTTTCAATTTATTAGGTCGCATTTCAGCTATGACGAGTGCCGCTAATACAAGTAAACAGGGAGAACAATAAATGACATCCTACATTCGCGGCGCTAATCCTATATGGTATATGGTTGATCAAATAGGAAGACCCCTAAATGATCAATATTATGCATTCTTTTTAACGAATACATTGCCCTATTTGCCACAAAATGTTTACCAAGACCCAAATGGCATGATTCCATGGTCTAATCCGATTCAGTTTTATGCGAATGGTACGCTGCCCGACAATCTTTATTTTGATGATACATTGGTTTATCGGATTGAAATTAGGAAAGGGCCCACTCAAGCTGATCCATTAATTGGAAATCCCATACAGAATTATTCACCTGGAAATGCGGAAAGTACTCCGTCAAGCACTTTGCTTTTAACGGCCCCAAGCTTAGTCACGAATCCTCAATTTGCAGATATTTCTTTTACTAGTCCTTTTGTCTATACGCAAGGATCATCGAGCACCTATACATTATCCATTGCCCCAGGTTGGAATTTAGTATTAACAGGCGCAGGCACAACGACTATTACGCAAACTGCGAATCCTGGCGATTCCGATATTAGTACCAATCCTCCTTATTATTTGACTATTGCTAATTCTGGATGGACGACGGCTACATTGCAGCAAACATTTTCAAACAATGGGGCAATATTTAGTGGAGGAGCGATTGCCATTTCTTTCTTGGCATTTGCAACCGGTGCATCTCAGACTTTAACGGTCAATTATGTTGATTCAGGTGGTAGCACAGTAAATCTATTCCCTACTACTTCTATTTTAACGGGGTCTTTGGCATTCTATTCCAATGCGGTAACAATGCCTGATTCTATGAATGCGACGACGGGGACAAATGCATTTGTTAATATTAATTTTGTTCTTCCTCCTTCGGGAACGCTTACATTAACTAATATCCAACTAACAGGACAAAGTGTTCCATTACCTACAAACTTTGATAGTGGTTCTATTCCGCCATTCAATGAATTAACCTATGAAAGAATAGTGGATCAAGAATTTCATGTTTATAAGAATTCTATTCTAATTCAGCCGAAAAGCTCATTATTAGTGGGATGGAATTTTTCATTAAATCCATTTCAGTTTATTACAACAACGGTGTCAACTGTAACAGCGCAAACGTCCTACATTTGTGATCAGACTATTATGTATCAAAAAGCAGGTAGTCAATTACAAACAGGTTCTTCTACTAGTAATTTGGATAAGTTTGCATTGCAAATAAATCCGGTGGTAAGCGCTACTCAGACTCAATTTGCATTAATCCAATACATTGATCCTTCCACCATCTTGCCTTATTGGAATTATAATCTTTCTGCATTAGTTAGAATTAGGCTTAATTCAGCTCATTCAACTTCTGTGAGATTTAAAATGCGCTTAATTGCAAGCTCTGCTTTACCAGCAACAATAAGTAATACAGAGCCAATCGCTTCATGGGCTTCGACAGATCCTACATTTTCTGTGAATTGGTCATCTATCGCGCCTGAAAATGATCCTATTTACACATTAACACCCAGTGTGGCTGGTATATTTTTAGAAGTCCCATTTAATAGATTCCCATTGCCTGGGAATGCTAGTTTAGGAGAAACGCAAACATTGGGAGTAGTAATTTATACATTGGATAATATGAATTCTACTTCGGCAGTAGATTATATTATTGTTGATAAAGTCTCCCTTGTTCCAAATGATTTTGCTCTTGAAGCTGTTCCTCAAACATTTGATGAAGTATTAGGTCAATGTCAGTTTTATTATGAGACATCATATGATGTCGGTGTCGTCCCTGGAACAAATAGTGGAGCTTCTATTCTTACATTTCCACAAGGAATATATACAAGTGGATCACATGCGACTCTTTATCCGACAAATTTTGGATTTCAATTTAATACAGTAAAAAGAGCAAATCCAATAATGAACGTTTATGCTTTAGATGGAACAGCAGGAAGTGTAAGGGCTACATTTTTCATAAATGGAGTTCCAAGTACGGCTGCTAATGCAGTTATCGGTACTTTTTGGACTCAATTATCAGCTACCAATAAGTCAGTAAATTATATTGGAGCAACTGCTTCGCCTTTGTTTGGTCCTACATCCACAACAGATATTGCTAATTATGGATATATTACATTACATTTTACGGCGAATTCTTGTCTAGGCAATCCAACCTTACCTTAAGGAATAAAAATATGTCATCACCTCGCGCTTGTACGCCTTATCATAAAAACTTTCAAAATGCATCGCCATTTTCTAACACGAATATGAATGCTGCATTAGCAACTAATACTGCTCTTGCCTGGACGGTTCCTGGAATTGCTACGCAAAAATATCGTGTAAGATTTAGAGCTTCTTATACAGCGGATATTTGGGTTGCTTATAATGCAACGGCTGCTGTTCCAAGTGCCGGCACTGCTTCGACTGTATCTAATCAAGAATTATTACCATTAGAAGAATGTCGATATGTTAATGGAGGCGATTCATTGAGCTTCATAGCAGCGACAGGAACTCCATCAGTAAGTGCTCAATTGTTATTAATTGAACAATAAAAAAATAAATTATTCCACTTAAAGGGAAGTAAATTATGGTAAATACATTAAAATTTAGCCAATTTACTCCAGCTAATTTAGCAACAAGTACAAATAAATTAGTAGGAGCAAGCTCTTTAAGTGGTGGCGATAATATTTATTCTTCTTTTTTTAATATATGGACTACTGCAACAAGGCCTTCGCCGCCAGCTAAAGGCATGTATGGATATAATACTGATCTTCCTTCCATTGAATCTTTTAATGGCTTCATATGGGTTCAAGCAGGTGCGGGAGGGTTAGGTACTGTATCAGAAGTAAATAGTGGAACTGGTTTAACCGGTGGGCCTATTGTTACAACAGGAACGCTTTCTTTCGCTGCTATCGCTGCTAATTCCTTATGGGCGAATGTGAATAGTATGACAGCGGTTCCGACAGTTATTCCTACTAGCACATTTCTTCAATCAGCAGATAATCTGAGTGACTTGCCAAGCGTTTCCACAGCGCGAACTAACTTGGGGCTAGTCATAGGTACAAATGTTGAAGCATGGAATGTCCAATTAGATCAGATCGCAAGTGGTGTGTGGCCTGGCGCTTCAAGCATTACAACGGTTGGCAATATTTCATCAGGCATGTGGTCAGCTAGTAATATCCCATTATCTAAAGGCGGAACAAATGCATCTTTAACAGCTGTGAATGGTGCAATGCTTTATTCCACTGCGAGCGCATTAGCTCTTTCGGCTGCTCTTACAAATGGACAGCTTATGATAGGCAGTACTGGAAGTATTCCTTCTCCTGCCACATTAACAGCAGGTGCTAATATTTCCATTGTGAATGCTGCGAATAGTATCACCATTTCAGCAACAGGATTGGCGGGATTCAGTTGGAATACAGTGACAAGTACCTCCGTTAATCTATTGCCTAACAATGGATATTTCATGAATAACGCAGGGCTCGTCACGGGAACATTGCCAGCAACCAGTGCGGTAGGAGATGAGATTGACATAATGGGTCTCGGCGCAGGCGGTTGGAAAATTCAATGTGGTATAGGTCAAACTATTGTTTTGGGAAATTCTACAACATCTTCTGGCGGATCAATTGCTTCAACAAATAGAAAAGATTCGGGATATATCATTTGCACCGTAGCAAATACAGAGTGGCAGTTTGGTTCTGGCCCGCAAGGAAACTTAACAGTTGCATAAGGAATAAATTGTGAGCACAAATAATGCTGTGAATAATGGTCTTTCAGGTCAAACAGGAACTGGAAATTTTGTGGGATCAACCGCTCCTTCTATTACTAATCCAACAATCGTCAATGAAATATTAGATACAAATGGGAATAAATTAATAACTCTTACTCCTATTGCAAATGCAGTTAATTATGTGGATATACAAAATTCTGCAACAACAAATGCTGTAGGATGGGGAGCCAAAGGAAGTGATTCTGATATTATTTGGTCACTCGGTGGAAAAGGGGTTGGGAATGTTCAAATACAAGGAACACGGGGAGCAAATAATGCCGATCCCACATTTGTTGGTGAATTTTTTTCAAGTTTAATTCTATCAGCATCAGCGATTTCATTATCATCGGGAACTTCTGCAAATGTTACTTCTATTACTTTATCGGCAGGAGATTATGATGTGTGGGGTAATGTTTTAGTCGCAGGTTCTGCGGCTAATTTAACAGCAGTAACTATGTGGATTAGTTCTACATCGGCTACTCTTCCAGATGTATCATTAGTAACTCAAGAATTTCCGGCTAATCCAGCTAATGTCATTGGCCAACCTGTTCCAACTTTAAGATTTAATTCCGCGAGTAATCAAACAATTTTCTTGAGTACACGTGCTGTTTTTGGAAGTGGAACAGCAACAGCATGCGGTGGAATCTATGCGCGCAGGAGAAGGTAAATGGTCAATACCTTAAAGTTTAGTCAATTCACGCAAGCTAATTTAGCAGCTGATAATCAAATTGTTGGATTAGATAAATTATCAAATGGGGTTAATACTTATACCTCTCTTTATAATCATTGGACAATAGCAACTCGACCTAGTCCTGCTTCAATCGGCATGTATGGATATAACACAGATATATTAAGCATCGAATCTTATAACGGTACTACTTGGGTTCCTACTGGTTCGGGTGGAACGGGAACTGTTATGCAAGTGAATACAGGAACCGGTTTAACAGGTGGCCCGATTACGACTACCGGTACTATTTCTTTTGCGGCAATTGCGGCTAATTCTCTTTGGGCAAATAATACAGGTGCTTCCGCTGTTCCTACAGTCATTCCATTGAGTACATTTTTACAATCCGCAAATAATCTAAGTGATTTAAACAATACATCGATTGCGCGAACCAATTTAGGTGTCGCAATTGGATCTAACGTGGAAGCATGGAGTCCTATTTTAGATCAATTTTCTATGATATCACTTATTCCAGATGCTTTATTTTCAACAGATGGAAGTGGAAGTATTCAATTAAGTACGACTTTACCGCCAGGAATAGTTATTACGGGTTATTTGCCTTTAAGTGGTGGCACAATGACGGGCGCTATTAATATGGGCGCTAATCAAATAAACAATATGTCCAATCCTGCATCTCCGCAAGATGCAGCCACTAAAGCCTATGTAGATAGCACAGCAAGCGGTTTTGTGACAAGCGTATCAGGGACTGCTAATCGTATAATATCTACGGGTGGAGTTGCCCCTATAATAGATATTGATGCCACTTATGTAGGACAAACTTCTCTTACAACACTTGGAACAATAACTACTGGTTTATGGAATGGAACTCCCATTGATTTGGCTTCTTATGTTTCGGGTAATTTAGCCGTAACGCATTTAGATTCAGGAACAAGTGCATCCAATACTACATTTTGGCGAGGAGACGGTGTATGGGCAGTTCCTAGTAATGGTATTACACCATCTGCATTAACTAAAACCGACGATACCAATGTAACCTTAACATTGGGTGGATCTCCTACTACTGCTTTATTACAAGCAACTTCATTAACATTGGGATGGACTGGTCAGTTAGACGGATCAAGAGGTGGGACGGGAGTTAATAATGGATCAAATACGGCAACCTATGCAGGAAATTTAAACTTTGCTAATTCTTTTGTAACTGTCGGAAATTTTGCAGTAACACAAACCTATACCGGCGCTACCAATGTCACTTTCCCAACAACGGGAACATTAGCAACCACGGCGCAATTACCGACTCCTTCTGCGTTGACAGAAGTTAATGATACTAATGTTACGATGACACTGGGTGGAACGCCGGCAACAGCTTTATTACAAGCTGTTTCCATGACACTAGGATGGACAGGGCAACTTAGTCTTACCAGAGGAGGAACTAATGCAAGTTTAACCGCTTCTAATGGAGCAATTGCTTATTCAACTGCTTCAGCACTGGCGCTTTCTGCGGTGGGAAGTTCAGGACAATTATTCCAATCAGCAGGTGCGACTACGCCTATTTGGACAACAGCTACTTATCCATCAACAACAACCGCTAATCAGCTTCTTTATTCAAGTTCTAATAATACAATAACAGGACTTTCTTCAGCTGCAAATAGTGTTTTAGTAACAAATGGTTCAAGTGTTCCTAGTTTATCTTCAACATTGCCAACAGGTTTAACTATTCCAGGTTATTTGCCTTTAACAGGTGGCACATTGACTGGAACATTAAATCTTCCAGATTTAAATATTAATACGACTACCACTTCAACAAATGGCGTCATTGCCCAAAACGGCAGTCCACTTATTCATACATTTGGAACAGATAATATATTTATTGGATCAAATTCAGGTAATTTCACAAGTGGTAGCCCTAAAAATGATAATATAGGGATAGGAACGGGAACTTTACAGAATATCGCAGCTTCTGCGCAAAATAATGTGGCTGTTTGCACTCTTTCTTTAAATACTTTAACTAATGGATTTGACAATATTGCGATTGGAGCTTCTGCTTTACAACATTTAATTGATGGTCAACAAAATATTTGTATTGGAAGTGGAGCTGGACAAAATTATACGGGATCTGAAAGAAACAATCTTTTACTAGGCAATCCTGGTGTTTTGGGTGAATCTTTTATTGGTAGAATTGGTCGTTCAGGTAATCTTACGGATACTTATTTATATGGCATTGTACATGCAGATGAAGGATTAACAGTAAATTCTCATACATTTAGTATTGCAGGAAATACAACCTTTAGCGGTGCATTTACTTTTACAGGAACATTAACAGGTAATACGAGCGTTACTTTTCCGACGAGTGGAACATTAGCAACCACGAGTCAATTGCCAACTCCTTCAGCATTAACTAAAACCGATGATACCAATGTGACTTTAACATTGGGAGGTTCACCGACTGTTGCATTATTAGCAGCAACTTCTCTTACACTAGGATGGACAGGGCAACTTGGTCTTACCAGAGGAGGTACGAATGCAAGTTTAACTGCCTCCAATGGAGGAATTGTTTATTCAACTTCGACTGCTTTAGCTATTTTGTCTGGAACTTCAACAGCAGGTCAAATATTAAGATCGGGTGCTACTGCTGCTCCAAGTTGGTCAACGGCAACCTATCCTGCAACAGCTACATCGGCAGGAACTATTTTACGGTCAGATGGGACAAATTGGGCTGTTTCGACATCTACTTTTTCCGATACTTATACGGCGAGTAATTTATTATATTCTAATGGATCAAATACAGTAACAGGATTAGCCACAGCCAATAATGGAACTTTAATTACTTCCGGTTCGGGAGTTCCTTCTATCAGTTCGACACTTCCTTCTGCTGTTCAAAATAATATTACGGCAGTTAATTCCGCTGCTAATACATTGAGCATTGGTGGCAGTGTAAAAACATTCCCATCTGGAACAGTTAATATTCCATCTGTAAGTGGTGTTACTTCATTTACTCCTGCACTTGCTTTTGGTGGTGGCACAACAGGTATTACTTATTCAACTCAAACAGGATTTTATAGGACTTTAACTTATCCCAATGGGTCGATTGAGACTCAAGTATGGGGAACAATTACATTGAGTAACAAAGGGTCTAGCACTGGAAATGCTACATTAACTGGACTTCCAACTACTTCTGGGGCGAATGCCAGTTCAACAGCTTATTTGTTTGTTCCTTCAGCCATTACAGTGGGAGCCGGTTTTATTCCGGTATTACAAGTTAACAATAACGCTACAACAGCTAATATTGATTCCACAAATTATAATGGCGGAGGATTAAGCGGGGTAGCAAATACCGCATTTGCAAATAATAGCTCTGTATTATTTAATTTCACATATTTAAACAATTAATCATTTGAAAAGGAGGTTCAGTATGTCTACTTGTATAGCAGGCCAGAATTTTGGAGATGTATGGTTGGGAGATCATAATCCTGGTGCAAGTGAAGATCCAGAGGCAGGAACGATTAGAGTAAATAATTATTTTCTAAATACTACAACTAATGAGCAATGGATGTGTACGGACGCAACTTTTGGATCGCAGGTTTGGATCAAGATAAGTCAGATACAAGATGATTGGAACCAATCTAATTCTTCTTCTCTTGATTTTATTAAGAATAAGCCGACTATTCCAACTATTTTATCTCCCTCTTATTCTTCACCGAGCTTCTCCAATGTAACAACTGCGACGCAATTGTCATCTACACGGGATGCTTCAGTAAATTATGTATTTCCGACATCTTTAACTTCATTATTGGCTAATCAAGCTTTAACTGCTACATTGCAGTATGCTGATGATTCAGGCATGAGTACGAATTTGGTTGCTGTCAGCAATGATGTAACGGGATGTTCTGGTATATTAAGTTTAACTTTGTCTGGAAGATTGCAGGTTTCTGGTAGAATTCCAGCTGGAAAATATAGAAAAGTTGCATTATCTCAAACAGGCGGTGCAACTGTTCCAACGACTATTTCATCGTCTCAGGAAGTTTTATTGTAAATTATATAAGGGGCACATAAGTGCCCCTTATATGTGCTTTTTAAAATGGTATTGAATCATCAAATACTATTTCTGAAGATGGATTTATATTTTTTATCTCTGTTTTCTTTAGATAATCTAACACAATGTTTTTCTTAGGATAAAACCCACCACCTTTTTTTGGCGTCTCTTCACTTATTCCAATTTTAAATGCTCCTCCTAATCCCTCTAATTCTTCTGGAAGACTCCCTGTTTTATATTGTTCTTGTAATCCTACAGCATCACAAAAATGTTTTACTTTTCTAATATTCAATGGAACGGATGAAAAGACTAAATAATCAAATAAAGTATGGGAGACACCAGATGAGTCCCAATATTCAATAACTAACTCCGCCATAGGATTTCCAGCTTGAGAAGTTCTACGAGTCGATTTAACAATAGTAAATGGATACTCACCTGGCTCTACTAAACTAAGTGCATCAATTTCTTCATCACTTAATGGATTAAATGTATAACTCATGCTATTTCTCCTTCTAATTTAGATTTTAAATGATCGAGCAATTTTTGTATTTTATCTTTTTCTACAAATTCGAAAGAGCTTGCATTTAATTGTTTAAGCCATTTCTTTTGTGTATCTTCATTAATATTCATATTTATTATTAATTTATCTAATTCTTTGAGTTGATCTTCAGATGCAATATCAAAAACAGTTGATTCTCGGTAAAATATTTCTTTACCGAATAAATTTTCAATTACTTTATATTGATCATCAAAATCAATGAAAGTATCGCCTTCTAATTGAGTGTAACGAGACTTAGCGATAAATAATTTACGAGATTTTCCCATTTTAACTATTCGAAGTACAGCGCCAAGACTATAAGCAAGTTTATCAGAAATATCAAAAATATGGCCTATTTCTTTTCCTTTTTCATATTTAACTTTCTCATGAGATATAACGATTACATTCATATCTAATTGAGAAAGAAGAATGCCTATTTTAGCTGCTAAACGCTTCCCTTTTGCTGTATTTGCTGCATATTCTGTTCCTTCTGTATCAGGAGAACGCTTGGTTAAGCGCTCTATTTCAGCTTGAGCTAACCAGGTATAAGGAAAAGAAATAGAGTCAATTATTAAGGTTTTATAATCATGTTTTGTAGACAAAAGGGCTTTAATTTCTTCTATGATTTCTTCTAACTGATTTAATTTTACTACGTCACCTTGATTATCGATAATCATTTTTTGGAAATGTTCATAATCTTCGAGCCCTTCTGTATCAATATAATAAGGAGACGGAAAAGAACAGCAAAAATGGGTTTTCCCTGATCCTGCATTTCCGTATACTAATGCTTTAAATCGTGTTTGCTTAATTTCGGGTTTTTTGGCTCTTAATTTCATATATCATCCTTTTAATAAGTTAAAATCAATCCAGCAAAAAATAATTGCTCTAAAATATCATGTCTTTCTTGTGCATAGGCTTCTTTTTTAATAATTTTTACAAAAAAGTTTAATACTGCTGGAGAGGTTGTGGAATAAAGTGCATTTTTAGCTAATAATGTTTTTCCTACTTGCTCTAAGCACAATGATATTGTTTGTCTTTCGCTATGCATTACATAAAATAGTTCTTCCTTGTTCATATTAATATCCTCCATTCAAGTAAATATTTACAAAAATAATGAGTGCAAATATAGAGAAAACAAAATAACAAGTGTCCAATAATAAGCATTTATTCATTTTTTTATGGAATCTTTCAAGCTGAGTCATATTTATTAGTCTTTGTCTGGGTAAAACAAAATCATGAGGTGTCTTATTCATAAAAATGCTCCTGTTCATAGTTATATTTAACCTGATCGATGAATTGATCTAACCTTATATCTTCGTCAGCTAGCGATTCTAAAAGATGTTCTATAACAGCATTTCTGTTTGTCTCTGAATTTAATTGAAGAAGATCGATAATTGAGCTATGCAATTTTCCATAATCAGTGCATATAAATTTCATATCTATTTCTTCTGTATATTTGAACCAATAAGATTTAAGTAAGCATTTGTCACTTAATGATAATGATTCATATTTGAAGTGTATTCCTTGGAACATAATCATGGTTTCGATATGTTTGATAAGATCTCGTGAGGCTGTCATATTAATTTCCTTTTAAGTTAAGACCCTTTTAGTATTACTCAGGTATTACAAGGAGTCAATCCCTTTTTAGGACAAATTTTAATCTTTATTAATTTTTCATGGTTATACACCGAGTTATCCACAGAAATTGGGGATAAGTCAGGGTCATATTTGCTGTATACTATTGACATTGATTTGAATATATGGAAATTAAGCATGGAATTTACGTCTGAATTATTAGATAAACTTTATGCAGCATTTCGCGGTATTTATGGAGATAAATATCATTTTTCGGGATTTAATCTTTCTTTATTGAAAACAATTTATGAATCCGCTCTTCGTGATTTGACACGAGAAGAAATTAGAAATGGTTTAAGAGTTGCCAAAAGATATTCACATAAAATTCCATCAATAGTTGAATTCTGGCATTGGTGTAAGAATATCCCCTATCATAAAAGAGAAAAGGAAAAATATTCATGGAGACAAAGAAAAAAATATGTAAAAGCTATAGCACAAAATACTTTAGCGATTTAAAATTGTTATATTCAAAAGAAAATAAAATGGAAGAAAAGAGTAAGGATGAAAAGGAATTAAATGATGATAAGTCGATGTTGCAAGGAAGATGTGAAAGCCTTGGTTGATTATTATGTATGCATGAACTGTTATAGATCTTGTGATACACTATTTCCACTCCAATTAAGCAAGGACGATGATCATGTCTCAGCTGACACCGGAACAGAAAATTGAACTCAAGAAATTATTAATTCTGCATGAAGGTCTACGCTATAAGCCATATAAAGATATTTACGGTAACATTACGATCGGCGTGGGACGCAACCTTTCGGGAAAGGGTGTTGATCCTTCCGAAGTTGATTTAATGTATCAAAATGATGTGGATTATTTTTATTCTGAACTCAGTCAATTCGGTTGGTATATAAAGCTTAATGAAGCAAGACAAATAGCTCTCATTGATATGGCTTTTATGGGATGGCAAAAGTTTTTAGAATTTAAAAAAATGATAGAATATTTGGAAGAAGAAAAGTATGATCATGCAGCATTGGAAATTTTGAATTCTGATTATGCGAAAGAAGTGGGTCATAGGGCAACCGATCTAGCTAATATTATTCACACAGGTAAATTTAGTTAATTTAGTTAATTTAGTTAATTTAAAGATGGCAATCGGCAGAATTGCACTGCTCAATGACTTTATCTTCAACCATTTCACCTTCGGTTGTAAGGATGCCTATTGGCCCCGACACGTTCCGTCGCTGTCACTCCGACGGCTAGATTGCGTATCACTAAACTACGCCGCGATTGCCATTAATCGGTTTTCTCAAATTGTTTCATTTCTAATTTTAAAACCCTATCTTGCAATGCAGTTAATCTATCGTGCTCAAAAAAGCTGCTTGTCAGTAGCATTTTAACTACATCTTTTAGTTCATCTATGGTCATTGTATCAATGTTTAAATTCATAGCTGTCCACGCCGCGATTGCCATAAACTGGTGGCGCTGTGAGGCTATTTCAGCCACAACCTCTCTGGATACCCGCAGGCTTAATAGATTCGCCAATTATTGCCCTGCGCTCTTATCTTCACTGGGCTTCCCGTAGTTTCGCCTAATGGCATAATCAGAGACTCTTCGATCAATAGTCATATACCCATATGGAGCTATGCCTATGTGCTACTGTCTTTTTGAGCTTCCAGTGCCATAAACTGGTGGCAATTGATAGGATTCGAACCTATATTATCGAGGGCTTTCCACGAGCCGCTAGCTGCGGGATAAGCCTTAGCATTCCCACCGGGCGATTCGAACGCCCTTAGTGCGCGCCTATCGCGCCGCAATTGCCATTTAAAATGGTAATTCATTAGTATTATTCTGTCAAATTTTATCTTTTTCCGTTTTTCTATCATTTTCCACATAGAAAAAGGTATTTTCCCCGTCTTTTTTGACAAATATTCCATTGTCTGTTGGGATGCAATAGGAGCTTGGATAGCAGGATTGTGTTAGGAGTAGGAAGGATAGATAGGCGAATAGGGTTTTCATAAGGTAATCCATTCTGGTTTAGTGCGGTTAGTATATTTAATAAAACATGCAGGTTTTTGTCTTAATTTAGCTTGATAATAATTTCTGTATAAACTTACAATATCATGTAAGCTTTTGCCTGAATTCCATCGTGTATATTGTTTACTATATATAGAATAGTATTTTTTAGGCATAATTAAAGGCACTGGCCTTGTCTCTCTATCCCAAAAACAAGATGTTTTTCTGCATTCAGGTGTACAGCATTTTTCTTTATTGATGCATGATGGTAGGTCAGGAATATTATCTTTTGCCCAAGCAATTGTACTTTCATATTTTATAATTTTATGGGGTTTTTCTTTTTTATAAAATCTACAAGCATGTTCGTCACATAAAGTGACGCCTAATTCAACTAAATATAAATAATTAGCTTTGCATTTTCTAGCCCATAGAGACCATTCTAATAAAAATTTATTTGTCTTGTATTGCAAAGGAATATCTTCATCATATTTAATAAGTTGCTCCATTTGATAAAAACTCATGTTTTTTCTTAGTTCTTCATCTTCTGCTATCTTCGCCTCATTGATAATTTTAAATGCTTTATTTAGGCGCTCTTCATGAACATTACAAAGCACCTGAGCAATATCTTTGATCATCTTATTCAAAGATTTGTCGTCAAGCATCTTTGCGCATTCGACAGGATTATCGTCAAGAATATAGATAGTCATTTAATCCTCATTTTCTAGTATTCCATAAATCTATAAGATCCTCTATTTTAGTCCCACAAAAATATGGCAATACTTATATTGCATGTTTCGCATTTAATAAAACTCAATCCATCAAGTCCATCATCATATTGATCTAATTCTGGATCTTTACCGCAAAATGGACAAGATTTTAATTGTTCGTTCATTTTATAAAATCCTCTATAAAATATATTTTTCTAAAAAAAACAAGAATATTAAAATAGAAAATCCAATTCCACATCCAATGGCAAGCCAAATGAGAAAAGTGGCTAATATTTGTAATAAAGTTTTTCTTAAAATATTAATGGTATCTTGTATTTGATATAAATAATTATCGAGGTATTCTTTTATCGATCTCATTTGATCAAATCCTCTTCGGTATAGGTGACCTTGAGTTTTCCTATTCTAATTGGTAAGCCATCATTATCTTGATCTGCTTGTTTTTCATCATTAAAAAATCCTACAAAACAATTCTTAATAGATGTTTCTCCAGATGGATAAACATTCACCCAGAAGGTTCTTTCTTCTAACTTCTCTTCAATCATTAAATCAGTTGTATCAGCGTTTGATCTTAAGCAATGCTCTCCAAAAATATTATAACCAAGCAATGATTGGCACTCATCATCTTCTTTTATAAGTGCTACTAGATTAAATTTTTTTCTTTTTTCGAATAAATGACATTCCACCACTTCTCTACCATCTTTAGTATATGCTTTTGCACCATTTTTATATTTCTGATAATCAAATGGAATGAGTTTGGTTATCAGAAATATAAAAA